CATCAATAATATGTAATATAGAATTATCTTTCAAAATATTCTTAAAATTATCTTTATTTGTTTTCATATAATCAAAATTTTCATCTTCATTTTTCTTCTCTTTTACTTTTGGTTTATGTTTTTTCATTTTATAAATTGTATTATTACGTTGTCTTTATATAGTTTTATGTTATAATAAATAAATTTTTTTTTATTATAAAAAATAAAAAAATGATTTATTATTTTTTTAATTTAAAAATATATTAGAATTAATAATATATTTTATTATAAAAATAATGACAGATAAAACAAAAGAATTTATTGAAAAAGCAATTAAAATACATGGTGATAAATATGATTATTCTAAAGTTAATTTTATAGGTTTTACTAAAGAAATTAATATAATTTGTACTGAACACGGAGATTTTATACAAATTGCAACAAGTCATCTAAAAGGTTATGGATGTGAAAAATGTGGTATTGAAAAAATAAAAAAAACTAAAATAGAAAAAAGCCAAAAAAAATTCTTTGAAGAAGCACCTAAAATACATAATAATTATTATGATTATTCAAAAGTAGAATTTAAAGGAGTTTGTGAAAAGGTAATTATAATATGTCCAAAACATGGTGATTTTACTCAAGCTCCAAGGAAACATCTTTATGGACAAGGTTGTAATAAATGTGGTGAAGAAAGAACTGCTAACGGACAAAGAAAAACATTACATACATTTATTACACAAAGTAAAGAAAAACATGGTGAAGATCATTATAACTATAATTTTGTTAAATATATTAATGACAATACAAATGTAAATATATATTGTAATATTCATAAAAAAATATTTACACAAACACCTTCATCACATTTATTTGGAAGTGGCTGTAATGATTGTGGTATTGGAAAGAGGTCAGAACAAAAAATAAAATTAGCGTCATTGAATTTTTGGGATATTGCAAATAAAGATGAACGTTTTGATTTTTCAAAATTTATTTATAAAAAGTCTATTGAAAAAAGTATAATTATTTGTAAAAAATGTAATGTATCTTTTCAATCATCGCCTAATAATTATTTGGGAGGTTGTGGTTGTCCTAGTTGTAAAAATAAAACAGAAACAAAAATATATCAAAATTTAGAAAATAAATATATATTAGAAAAACAACCTAAATATGAATGGTGTAAAAATATAGAAACAAATCGTTATTTACCTTTTGATTTTTGTATTGAAGAATGTAAAATTATTATTGAATTAGATGGAATACAACATTTTCAAAAAGTTAAACATTTTAGAAAAACGCCAGAAGAACAAAAAAAAAGAGATTTATATAAACAAAAATGTGCTAATAATAATGGGTATTCAATTATTCGTATTTATCAAGAAGATGTTTATTATGATACTTTTGATTGGTTAAATGTTTTATATGAAACAGTAGAAAAAATAAAGAATAATAACATTGTACAAAATATATATATTTCAAAAAATGATGAATATAAAGATTTTGAAAAAATAAATACAGAAAATATTGTTGAAAATACTATTACAAATGAAAAATACTGTGATATTTGTAATATAATAATAAAATATAATTATAAACAGCATGAAAATACAAAAATACATAAAAATAATTTATTGAATATAAGTCCAGATAATAGTAAAAAACATTTATGTATAGTATGTAATAAATATATAACTGATAAGCGAAAACATTATAATACTGAAAATCATAAAAGCAAATTATCAAATGAAGAATGGGAAAAACAAATAAAAGAATTAGATGAAACAACTACAAAGAAAAGAGTAGAACAATATGATATAAATAATAATTTGCTTAATACATTTGATAGTGTTAATGATGCTTATAGATATTTAAATAAAAAATACGGTGGAAGTATTGGTAAATGTTGTAATGGAGAAAGTAAGAATTGTTTAGGTTATATTTGGAAATGGGTTTAAAATAAAAATATATTATTAAAAATTATTTACTATTTACAAAATAAAGTATAATTATTGTTTTTATATTTTAATTTTTATTTTTTTTTTCAAGTTTCTTGTATTTTTTGTAATTTTAATTTTTCTTTTTTATTCAAATATGCTTTTCTACTCCATTCTTTTAATTTTTCAGGATTAGTTTCTTTAATTTTTTCCATATATTTTTTTGCTCTTTCTTTTACTATATTACTATTATTTTCATAATACTTTTTATGTCGATTATTATTTGTATATGTTTTTAATTTTTCTTCTAATTCCTTATTTTTTATTAATAATTCTTCATTTATTAATTTTAATTTATTATATTCATTAATATCAATATTCATTTTTTTCAAATAATATTTTTATATATTATATTTAATAATATTATTTTATATTTATTATTTTATAATAAAATATGACTAAACATAAAAGTTAAGATTATAAAATTAGTGTAGTTCAATATTATTTAGAACATGGTAAATCACAAATTAATACATGTAAAATTTTTAATTGTGTTCCAAGAAGTTTAATGAGATGGGTTAATAGATATATTATTGAAAAATCAGTAAAGAGACATAATAAAAAATCAATATCATATAAAGTTCGTAAAATACATGTTAAATTTTTAATTAAGGAAATAATAAAAAATAAAACTATAACAATGGAGAATTTATTAATAAAATTAAAAGAAAACTTTAAAGATATTGAATTAACAAGAAGACATATACAAAATATAATTAAAGATAATTATATAACATTAAAATTAACACATATTAGACATACACCAATAAAAAGATTTGGTAAAAATATAGATATTAATGAAAAAATAAAAGAATTTTACAATGAAATAAAAAAATATAAAATTGAAGATATTATATGTATAGATGAGACTTGTATAAATTCATTAGAAAAACGAAAACATTGTTATAGTGATAAAGGAAAAAGATGCACTATAAAAACAGATAATCAAGAAGTATTTAAGAAATATACAGGAATATTTGCAATAAATTATGAAAAAACAATAGGGTGGGAACTATATGATAAAGGAGGTATAGATACAGAAAGATTATATGCTTTTTTAGAAAAGTATATAACAAATAAATATAAAAATAAATTAATAATATTAGACAATGCAAGTTGTCATAGAAATGAAAAAATAAAAGAACTGATTAATAGAAATAATAAATTATTATATAGTGTTCCATATCAACATTTTACAAATGCAATTGAAAATTTTTTTAGTATGTTTAAGTCAAAATTAAGGAAATTATCAGGAATAAAATATATTGAATTAAAAAATAATATTATAGAAGTATTGAATAAAATTAAAAATGATAAATACAAGAATATACTAAAAGGTTCATATAAAAGAGATAATATTTTTATACATAAATCAAAAATAGTTAGAAAATTTAAAGTTTATAAAGATTAATTTATTTTAAAATCGGCGTTTTAAATTTCCATTGGTGTAAAAATATTTATTGATTTTTTTGTAAATAATTATATAGTATTACACAATATTACTTAAAATCTTAAGTATCTGGAATTGATAGTAAGTTCAAAAATAAATAATTATAAAAAAAAAATTTATTATTTTTATTGAATATTTTACACCTTTGCACAATTAAAACGCTCATAAAATAATTTTATAAAATCATAAATTTCTAGATTATGTATTTGATCACGTTTTCCTATAATAAACTTTTTCATTAATTTTTTATCAAAAATATATACGTTAATTGTTTTTTTATTTTTTATAATATGTTTCACGTAACGATGAACTCCATCTAAAATATTATAATTAGAATCAATTATAATAGGATATTTTATATTAGCATTTTTAATCCTAAAGACTTCATTTTTATACTTTTTATTTTTTATATCATTAAGAACATCAATTGGACGAACATTATTTTCCCAACAATTATATTCTAAATTAAACTTGAGATCGTCTAAATTTAATTTAGTTTTATTATTTTGATTACATAAATTTATATAAGCATGCATCAATGCAATAGAATAATTATATTTATTATCTGAAAAATATTCTATCTTCATTATATAATATATACACATATTATTTATAAAAATTGGTATTTTAATTGTGCAAAGGTGTAAAAACTTTTTAAAATATTTATTGATATTGAATTTCGAAACAACTTCATAGTAAACAAAGTTTTAATTTATAAATTATTAAAATTTATAAAAATCCAAGATTCTAGTTTATTTCTTTAGAATCTTTGGTAACAGTTTTCGTAAAGTATGAAAAGCCATTGCATTTCTTATCACACTAACTTGGCATTGCATATGTATATCATCGTATTGACATAATGCTATCATTTTTAACTGATAGCTATATTTGTGTATGAAGATTTCATTTGCACTTAAGTTGGCAAGTATTTCAATACATATCCGCCTAAACAATGGATGTTTAGATTGATTATCGAATCTATTGTCAAACACATCCAAGTAGATATAAGAAAATAGTTTTGATACAATACCAGATGAAATAATCTGTTCATGAAACAGTTCATTATAGGAAAGTTGCAAAACTCCAATCGCAATGTACCATAATAATTTCAGCATCTCATTTTTCAATATTGTACGTTCTGTTTTTATCGAGAAATAAGACAAGAAGTATCGGGATAATATAGAAATTATATTGTAATCATATAATAATACGTGATTTCTATAATTCATGACAAATATGAAAATAATTTCTATATCAATAAATGATCTTCCAGTAAAACGCATCAGAATATGATTAAGAAATTCTATATCCAATATTGCTGTATCATCAGGTTGAATAAATTCAATTTGAGGAACGGGTGTATTTGGATTTGTTTCACAGTTTGCGATATACTGCTGCAATGTTTGGAAAATCTCATTAAAGACATTGCATTTACTGGTACCTGCTGATTTAATATACTCTAGAATAGAACAATTTTGAGCTGTTTTATCTAGAAATATATGTATTTCAATTTCACGCTTAACATCATTATCTAGATCATCTACGTAATAACATAGAAAACGAATACAATGGATATTACCATCTAAATAATTTTTATACACCACTATGTGCTTATTTGCAAGGAATCTCAATACAAGAGAAATCAAATCATTGCGACCAATAGATGTGGTGATTCTATATGGATTTGAGGATATAGTTCCTGCTAATCCTAATTTAGGTAGTCTACCAGCTTCTAGTAAAAATGGAACTCTTTGACTACTTTGATTATGACGAAACATATGTTGAGACATTGCTGAGTATAAGAGGATCAATTCGTAATTATGTTTTCTAGAGAATATGTAGTAAACTGGAGTTTACGAAAGAAAAATACGAATATAAACAGTATTTTATTATAAATATTTTTACCATCAATTTTTTATAATAATATAAAACTAATTTGACATAATTTATTTTTCTCAAGGAAAACCAACATTAATGCCGTTTATATTTAAAAGTGAACCTGACAGTTTAACTTTAGATATTTCATCTAAATTTCCACTTTTTTTCGGTGCATTCGGACATTTGACCTCAAATAAGGATACAAGTGAAGGTGGAGGTGTACGAGGAGGTGTGCATAGATCATCATTCGAATTAGAATCCCCACGAGTCTTTTTCGGTGCACCAGGACATTCCTGTTCACACATACGCATAGGCATAGGCGTGAATGGCTCCCTAAGACTCTTACGAGCTTTTTTAGGTGCACCTGGACACTTGTCTTCAAACAAACGAACCCCTGAGAGCATGTCTAGACACTTACCCGAATTAGAATCCCCACGAGCCTTTTTAGGTGCACCTGGACATTCCTGTTCACACATACGCATAGGTATAGGTGTGAATGGCTCCGTCATAAGACTCTTACGAGCCTTTTTCGGTGCACCTGGACACTTGTCTTCAAACAAACGAATCCCTGATGGAATGTCTAGACACTTACCCGAATTAGAATCCCCACGAGCCTTTTTAGGTGCACCTAGACATTTCTGTTTACACATACGCATAGGTATAGGTGTGAATGGCTCCGTCATAAGACTCTTACGAGCCTTTTTCGGTGCACCTGGACACTGGTCTTCAAACAAACGAACCCCGGAGGGCATGTCTAGACACTCGTCCGAATTAGAATTCTTATGAGCCTTTTTAGGTGCACCTGGACAATCACTCGAATTAGAGCTCCTACGAGCTTTTTTTGGTGAAGATCGCCTCTTATTACGGAATCGTTTGACAAACATTTTTGAATAGATCAAATACATAAATCTCAAATAAATCAGAATTAATAATATAAATAACATAATATCATATAATTTCATAAATAATTTAGCATCAATTTTTTTTATATTTTAATATATTAATATGAAAATTTATTATATACCACTAGGAAGTTTTTGTTATCCTAAAATGATAATTAGAGAAACGCATAGAGAATATTCTCAATCTTTACCATTTGATTTTAATTCATCACCTCATCTACCAGGAATAACCAATATATTATATGAGCTATATAAAAATCAAACATATGATATTCAATTGAATAATATAATAGAACAATATAATGGAGATGAATTAGCAATTAGTGAAAAATATATGTATTTAGTACATTTTTTTAAAATACATGATTTAATAAAAAAATTTGATAAATTACCAGTTAATGCAGAAGAATATTTAAATCCTAATAAAATAAAAGAAGTTAAAAATAAATTTAAAAAAAGATTTTCCAGATTATTCAATATATTAAATGATACAAATAATATATTATGCTTTTTAAGAATAGAAAATTATGATAATGCAGGATGGAAATATGAATTGGAAGATTTTACTAAAGCTTTATCATTATTTAAAAATCCAAATAAATTTTTAATATATTCCCAAAAATTAATTGATGAACATTTACATTTTGATAATTCACATGTTTTAAATTATCAATATCATATACCTATTTTTTTTATTAAACATTATTTTTATGATATAGAAATGATAAAAAATAAAGGTTTATTTATAACTATTTTAGACACATTTGAAAACATATTTAATAATGTTATTGATATAAAACAAAATAATTTAATTGAAAAATATTATATTGATTATGAAAAATCAATGATATTTAAATTATGTGACTTAAATCGTTGTTTTAAATTTTATATAGATAACAATACTTTAATTATAAATAATATAAAATATCAGAAAGATGAAAATGGTATTTATAGTGAGAAAATTGTAAACTTCGAAAAATACAATGAATTTATCGAAGCAATGCTTAGATAAAGAACTATATTTATGAGTTTACGAAGAAATATACAATGAATTTATCGAATCAATGCTTAGATAAAGAACTATATTTCAGAGTTTACGAAGAAATATACAATGAATTTATCGAAGCAATGCTTAGATAAAGAACTATATTTATGAGTTTACGAAGAAATATACAATGAATTTATCGAAGCAATGCTTAGATAAAGAACTATATTTCAGAGTTTACGAAGAAATATACAATGAATTTATCAAAGCAATGCGTAGATAAAGAACTATATTTCAGAGTTTACGAAGAAATATTACATATGTGTATAAAATCTAGGTTAAAATCCTTGCGATATACCAAAATGCATTAATGCAGCTTTAGCCGCTTTTTGTTCTGCCTCTTTTTTTGATCGAGCAATTCCTTCTCCAATAACATTATTATCATTATCTCTAACAAACATATGAAATTTTTTATTTGTTATTCCATTATCACCCATTGATGTAATAATAGTTTTTTGTTCATATTTAGGAAATTTACCATTAAATTTCTTTTGATAAAATCTCATTAATTGATCTTTAAAATTATCATCATTAACAATCAGTTCTGTAATATCAATTTTTTGTTCCATTAAATTAATAATAAAAGTATTACATATACTAAATCCTTCAATCTCATTAGTAACACCAAAATCTTCCATCATAGCACCAATAAATGCCTCAAAAGAGTCTTCTAATATACGAGCGTTTTTTCTTCCATTACAAATTATTTCAATATGTTTTGAAATAATTAAATATTTATCAAAATTTAAACTTAATGCTAATTTAGCTAGTGATTCTGTTTTTACTAATTTACTCCTAATTTTTGTTAAAAATCCTTCTCTTTGTGTCTTAAATCTTTTGCGTAAATAAATAGCCGCAACAGCTTGTATAATTCCATCTCCTAACCATTCCAATACTTCATTAGAATCTTTCTGTAATGGTAATATTTTATTATATTCTGGGTCATTAATATTAATACTATCTATAGAACCATAAAACTTTTCATTTTTTTTAAAATCATTATTAATACAATATGACTTATGTATAAATGCTTGTTGCCATATTTCTAAATTATTTATTTCTTTATTTATATTACATTTTCTTAAAATTGAATTAATAATTTCTTTAGTTATATAGAAATTATTTTCGTTATACACAGGAAATATTTTTTTTTCAACACCATTTAAACTAACATCTGAATTATTTGAATCATTATCACTCATTCTTTTTATATCTTATATAATATATTATATATGTATTATAATCTTAAATATAAATCAATTTTTATTTTATTATAATATTATTAAATAATATATGAATAGTTCTTATCAATTTGAAGATTCAGTAGGTTTAGAAAATATGGGAAACTAAGGTTTGTAATAATAATGGACAAATGCAAATGCAAATGCCAATGCAAATAAATAATTATAATATAAATCAAAAATTACAACAAGAATACAGTAATAAACAATTAGCAATGAAATTGCAACAAGAATATAATAATGAACAATTGGCACTAAAATTACAGCAAGAATATAATAATGAACAATTAGCATTAAAATTAGAAAAAGAAAAATGGTAAACATAGTGAGTAACAAAAATTATTTTTTCAACATTCTTTATCTACGTATTTTCCTTCATAAACTTCGGAGTATAGAGATGAACCTTCATTTCGGTTCTTTTCTATATAAATACTCCAATAAATTCATTATATTTTTAAACACTAATAATGAAATGTTTCCTCACTATATAAAGATAATTTTATAAATAATTTTATAATGGAATATATTATAAAATTTGATAATAGAGAGAAAGATTTAATAAAATTATTTGAAGTAAAAGAATATTCTATTACTTTAGAAAATTTAGATATAGGAGATATTCAATTTGTTGATTCTAAAACAAATGAAATATTAATAATAATTGAAAGAAAAACATTAGCAGACTTATGTGCTTCAATCAAAGATGGAAGATATAAGGAACAAAAAGAAAGAATGTTACATTCTATAAAAAAAAATATTAGAAAAATTATATTAATTGAAGGTGAATGTATGGAACAATTTACATTACCTGAAAGTTCATTATCATCAGTTATTATAAATACCATGATTAGAGATAATATTCATATACATATATCCAAAAATATAAATGATACTATTCAATTTATAGAAAATATTATATTACAAATACCTAAATATTATAGTGATTTACAAAATGAAATAATATTAGAACAACCTAAAATATTTCAAAATGAGTATAATTGTTCAACAACTAAAAAAGAAAATATCACACAAAAAATATGTTTTAGAAATATGTTATCTCAAATACCAGGTATATCAAATTCTATAGCATCTGTATTTGTTGAAAAATATGAAAATATGGAAAATTTTATACTTACTATGAAAACAAATGGAAATAATGATAAAAAAAGTATCATAAAATTAATTGGAAATGAAAAACACGGTAAAAATAATAGAAAAGTTGGAGATAAAACAGGTGAGAAAATATATTTGTTTATATTTTCTGGTGTTTAATATAAATATAGAGAAAATAACCGCTATACTCCGGAGTTAGTTGATAAATAAAATATTACTTAATTATTCTGATGAATATTTTTTTGAACTTTTGTATACGGATAAATAACCTAAACTAGAGCTATAAAATAAGTTCTAAATTTTCTCAGAACAAATTAATGTATCAACAACATTAACATATGATGCCCATAAAATTAATGGAATAATATATAAAAATATATATTTTGATTGTAATATTATAATAATTCCTAGAATAAATGAAATAATAAGTGTTATAAGATTTAGCAATAATCCATATTTAAATTTCAATGATGTAATAAATGGATATATTAAACAAAATATTATAACCAATACAATTGATATAGAACCGATATTTATACCATTATTTAATTTATATACTAAGTAATGTGCATAACCCAGTAGACCAAAAATAATTGTCCAAATAATTCCTATTACATAACCTGGTGGAAATAGTTTAGTATTTTGTTTATATTTAATTTTATTATTATCACTATTTTTATTTATACCAAATACATATATAAAAAAACTCATTAATATTGCTAATAAAACAGGAATTATAATATGATAAAAAGGATTATTTAATAATGATTCCATTTATATATATATATTAAATATATTTTAACTTAAAAAAAATAATATAATATAATACAAAATGAATGAAAATAAAGATTTATCACTATTCTCTGGGACACTCGTTAATACATCTATAATAAATAATATTATTGATAACGGTAAAGTAATATTAAATGAAAATAGTTTTTTTAATGATTTAGATAATATAATGAGCAATAATGAATTTAGATTTTTTTATGATAAATATTTTAAAGATTTTACTGATACAAAAATAGTATTGTTATATATGAAATTATATGAAACACTTCAAATAGAATATAAAGAAAAAAATGGATGCGACATTGAAAAAGAAGTACTTGCATATATTATGAAAGAATTAATGTCAGATAATATAAGTAGAACAAATATTATTGAAGCATTTAATAATTATACGGAAAATAAAATCAAAAATAAAAAATATTTATTAGACATATTTGAAAGTAAAAAAAATATGATTAAATGATTTAGTTTTCCTTCGTAAACTCCGGAGTATATCCATAAACTACTCTAAAGCTCCAGTTTACTGCATATATTCATTGGATCATATATTTTCCTTAGTAAACTTCGGTAAATAGTTCTTTATCTACCAATAAATTCTCTGATAAATTCATTGCATTCCGGTTCTTTTCTGTATTTCCCTTCACATACATTCCGGAGTATAGCGATGAACCTTCATTGCATTCCAGTTCTTTTCTGTATTTTCTTCCGTAAACTCCGGAGTATATCCTTAAACTTACACTAAAGCTCCAGTTTACTACATATTTTCGAAATATACGCTAAATATCCAATATTAATCTTTATAAAAAATAAACCGGAAATTAAAGTATATTTTGTAGATAAAGAACTATTTTCCTAAGTTCTTTTCTTTATTTTTAACATTATTATAAATAAATATTTTTTATAAAAATAATATTTTATAATATTAAGAATATGAATAAATTATCAAACATATGTAAAATATTATTACTTTTAATAATATTATTTATATTTATATTTTTATGTAAAAGTGTAAAATATGAAAATTTTAATAATCCACAAAATAATGAAAATAATTTTTTAACATACTATCGTTGTAAAGATAAAATGTTAGGTAAAATTATGAAAGATATATTTGATACTAATAATATAACACAAACTAATGATAATTGGAATATATATGTTCCATGTGGTTATAATAATGTAGAAAATGAATTAAAAACAATTAGTATGAAAAATAATATTTCTAATAAATATATTTTTGGTGTAAATGGATGTGATACAATTGTAAGTAAAAATAAAATATGGGAATGTTTGTTAAAATGTTATGGAAGAGAAAAAGCTAAAACATTAATGCCAGAAAGTTATATTTTAGATGATCCAAATGAAATAATGGAATTTAGACGTCAATTTAATCCTAATGAAAAAGAAATATATATATTAAAAAAAAATATTCAACGTAAAGAAGGATTAAAATTAACTAGAGATTTTTTTGAAATATTGAATGGTTCTGAAGAAGAATATCGCGTTGCACAAAAATACATAACGGATTTATATCTTATTAATGATAGAAAAATTAATTTAAGAATATACCTATTAATTGTTATTAAAAATAATAGTGTTTATTTTTATTTATGTGGAATTGGTAAATGTATATATACTAATAAAAAGTATAATGACAATGATTTAGATTTTGAATCAAATATAACTAGTTATCATTTAGATATGTCAGTATATAATGAAAACCCTCGAGATTTCGAACAATTAAGAACATATATTGATACAAAAAATCAAATAAAAGATGATGGTAAAAAATTATTTAATAATATTGAATTACTTATGAAAGAAGTTTCATTATGTTTATCAAAAAATTTTTATCAAAGTAAAAATATAGAAGGTTCAATTACATTTCAACTATTTGGTGCAGATGTTATATTTAATAATGAATTAAAACCATATTTGTTAGAATTTAATAAAGGACCTGATATGAATCCACGTGATATATTAGATGAAAATATGAAAAATGTTGTTCAAACAGATATGTTTAAAACAGTAGGTATTATACCAGAAAATGGAAATAATTCATTCTTTTTAATATATAGAAATAATATGAAATGATTTATAAAATGTATAAATCCTCCGATAAATTCATTGTATATTAACTATTAATTACTAATTTTTAGTAGTTTATTAGTTAATGGATATTTGCTCAAGTCCATTAATAGAAATGTTAATTGTGTAAGAATATTTGGAGAAGTAAAGATAACAACGATTTTAATCGAAGAATGATAACAAAAAAATATACAAGAACAAGTTTATAAAGTAATAAAAATATCTAAACCGATTCATGGTTTTTAATTTAGAAAACAATTATTAAGAAATAATTATATTATTATCTATTTATAATATATAAAATGAAATATTCTGAAATAAATATAATAATAATAATAATCATTATTATATTTATTATTTTATTTATACTTAATCAATATTTCTTTAAAAAAGAATATTTTATATCTGTTGGTCATGCTAGTGCCATTTCTGTTCATTCTTCATCAAATAATCCAACTTATAAACCAGGATCTAACAAAGGTGGAAATAATAGTAATGGAGGAGGATGTTTTTCTAAAGATACATTATTACAGTTAGAAGATGGAACAACTATGAAAATCATTGATGCAAAAATAGGAGATAAAATATTATCATATTCAGAAAATAAATTAATATATGCTCCTATTATTGCCATTCCACATGAAAAAAATAATATTTTATCTAAATTTATAGAAATTAAAACATCAAACAATAAAAATATTAAAATGACAGAATGCCATTTAATACCAGTATTAAAGAATAATAAATTTGAATTAATAAAAGCGAATAATATAGAACTAAATAATATTATAATAACTGTCGATGGATACGAATCTATAACAGATAAAAATATAACGTATGAATATGGTATATATACTGTCGTTACAACAGGAGATTATATAGTAGTAAATAATATTATAGCATCGCCTTTTGCAATTTCACATTTACTTGGAAATTTTTATTATCAATTACATAAAATTATATATAATATTACAGAAAAGAACAGGAATGAAATGAAGGTTCATCGCTATTTTCCGGAGTTTACGAAGGAAAATACACTTACCGAAAAGATAAATGAGACACAATTTAATATAAAATGTACATAAAAATATATTATTTATAAACCTTAAAACAATGTTTTACGCCTTTGGATATTTAAAACGCCGATGTATATAAAATTGAAATAAACAAATATAAAACTATATCTATTAAATATATAGTTTTATGACGACGAAAATACAATGAATTTATCGGAGAATTTATGCGTAGATAAAGAACTATTTTCTGGAACGAATGTGAAAGAAAATACGATACGATTACGAATTGCTACAACAATTTTGTAAAGAGAATGGGATTGAACTAACAAAAGATTATTCTATGGAAAAAGTCATGAGAGAAACTATTATTGAAGCTAAATGTTTAACCGAAGGTTGTGATGATATTTGTATAAAAAGTTTAAGATTGGTATGTGATAATGGAGGTTGTTATTGTAAAAAACATACTCAGGAAAATAAAAGACAAAAAATTAAACAAACTTGTATAAAAAAATATGGTTCAGATTGTCCATTTCAAAATGAAGAAGTAAAAGAAAAAATTAAAAACACTTTTATAGAAAAATATGGTTGTGAAAATCCAAAACAATCTAAAATTGTTATGGAAAAATCAAAAAATACTTGTATAGAAAAATATGGTGTACATTGTCCATTAAAATCAAAAGAAATTAGAAATAAATCAAAAAAATACTTGTATAGAAAAATATGGCGTAGAACATCATTTTCAAAATGAAGAAGTAAAGGAAAAAATTAAAAACACTTTTATAGAAAAATATGGTTGTGAAAATCCATCGCAAAACAATGAAATAAAAGATAAAATGAAACAGACATTTATAAAAAATTATGGAGTAGAACATCCATCAAAAATAATACAATTAAACAAAAAAAATAGATACATCAATTAAAAATTGGGGACTAAAAAGTCCAAATCAACATATAGAGGTATCTGAAAAGCAATCTAAAAATGCATACAAAGCTTATGATTATATATTTCCATCTGGTAGAGTAGAGAAAATACAAGGTTATGAAAACTTTATGCTAAATGATTTATTACAAAAGAAGGCGTTTTGGAAGAAGATATAGTAGTCAGTAGAAGCGAAGTTCCTTCTGTTTGGTATGAAGATACTAATGATAAAAAGAGGCAATATTTTATAGATTGTTTTATCAAGTCGCAAAATCGTTGTATTGAAGCGAAATCTACTTGAACGGCTGCCAAGAAAAAAGATTGTATTTATTTGAAGCAAAATGCATTAAAAGAGACTGGTTATAAGTATGAGATTTTGATTTATAATGGTAAGGGTGAATTGGTGGAGAAAAAAGTATAATTTTATATATATCGGCGTTTTAAATGTCCAAAGGCAATGCTAGAAACTTAATTTTTTAATAAAATTATATTTTAAATAATTTTATTAATAATAATATCAATTTATAAAATAAAATAAATAAAAATTATATTTTTCTAAATTTTTTTTATATTATTCATAAA